AGACACATCCAAATACAAGATAGGTGATGGATCAACTGCCTGGAATAGTTTAGGTTATACATCAGAAAAATTTGATTCAATCACAATCACAGACAACACAATTAAAACAAATGTCAGTAATGCCAACCTTGAGTTAGATGCCAACGGTAGCGGAAAAGTTTCAATCAGCGGACTATTATATCCTACATCGGATGGATCTGCCGATCAAGTATTAAAGACAGATGGTTCTGGCAATCTTAGTTTTGTAGCACAATCAGGAGGTGGAGTATCACTAGCCACATCAACCAATAACCAAGTAGCAACGGTAACAGGCAGTAATGCTTTGACTGGAGAGAGTAATCTTACTTTTGATGGATCAACTTTGACATTGACTGGTTCAGCGGCACTGGATGGTGTCACGATCACGGACAACCTGATCTCCACCAACAGGTCCAATGACAACCTCAACATCTCGGCCAATGGCACGGGTGATGTTGTAATAACACAATCCAACAACTATCCAGGATTGAGCAACAATCCTAGGAACGTGATGTATTACGAGGATGCGGCCACCACTTTTGGCACAAGGAATTATTCAAACAACATCTACGGGGTATTCAAGATAGATTCTGGGCAGTCAGACAGTTCAAGTTCAAACGACAGATACAGGAACGTGTTTTATATGGAATTTGACCTCAATGGCAAGGATTCAACGGGCACCAGCAGTGCCCTGACCAGGGGTCCACAGAACGCGATAATGACCATTGTCAACAACACCGCTTCCGGCAATTCCACTCTGGGCAATGCCAATGGCGCACAGAACCTGCTTTCACCGAGGACGGAAGGTTCTGGTGATCTCACAATCACGGAATCAGCCGCACACAGCAGTAGCGTTGAAGCGGACGCGGCATCGGGAACCACGATAACCTTGACTGACACATACGGCTATCACTCATCAGGATACCTCAATTCGGGATCAGGCACACACGCGGTCACAAACTTCACGCACTTCTACGCACAGACCAATCGTGATGCTTCAAGCATCACGAACGAATACGCTTTCTATTCAGAAGACGACACAGCCAAGTCAAGAGTCGGAACACTCGAGAGATACAGAGAAAAAATTAATTCATTAACCAGTTCATCAACGATTTCAGTTGAATGTAGTCAGGCACCAGTTCATAAAGTCACATTGGCACAAAACACGCAGTTTGTTATACAAGACTTGGGGGCAGGACAATCAGTCACAATAATCATAACACAGGATGGCACAGGATCAAAAACAGCATCATTTGGAACAGGAGATTCTACAGCAGTCAAGTTCGCCGGAGGAACACCAGCGTTATCGACAGCCGCAAGTGCTATTGATATTGTAACAATTTTTAATGACGGAACAAACTTTTACGGGAATATTGCTAAAGCATATGCTTAATACAAGATTCGTTAAATATATAATAAACAAGGAGAACCACTATGGCAACTTGGCCAGCAGGTAGCAAGGCATCAACAGCAAATTTAGATTCTGGATCAGATTCACCAAGATTGGCCAGGAGCGATATCAAAGACAACGTTGATAATGTCAACAGCATTATTGATATGTTCAATATTGATTCACCAACAGCGAATCAAATCTTAAAATACAACAACAGCAACGCAAGGTTTGAACTTGCCACTGACCTATCAAGTGGAACAATTACTATTGTTGGTGATGACTCAAGTGGCACAGCAGTCAATCTTAACGAAACATTTAAGATCGCTGGTGGCACAAACGTAACAACAGCAGTGAGCGGTGACACATTGACCATCACAGGTGCCACACCGGCGGTGACAGCATTGAACAACGCAACTGCCAATGAACTTGTTACCGTGGGTTCAACAACAACAGAATTAGACGCAGAGTCAGGATTAACATTCGATGGTTCGACATTGGCGGTCACAGGAGCCATAACAGCGACCACAGATATTAGTAATGACCGTATTACAATAACAGATAACGAGATAGCAACTACGGCTTCGAATGCTGATCTTATGATATCAGCAAATGGAACAGGTAGGGTTCAGTTAGTAGGTGGAGGTGGTAACTTCGCAGAAAATTACAACGACAACGTAAGATACTCAGACGGAAACATAATTTACAAAGAAGACTTATCCACAACGGTAGGTGATGGCAACAGGCATTATAAAAATGCACTGATATCTTTCTACAAATTGACATCAGGTCAGTCTTCATCAAATTCAAATGATAGATTCAGACAGCCATTATATACATCACTGGATCTAAACGGTTCAAGTTCAACATCAACATCTTCTACATTCAGGAGCAGAGGTCCAATGGGGGCAGACATACAATCAACCGTTGAGAACACTGGTTCAGGTGCTTCAACATTGGGAACGGCAGTAGCAAGTATGGTTGGCGTGCGGATCACCGGTAACAATCAAAATATCACGGTGAACGATGCCACTGGTGTCAGTTCATATTTAGAAAATGCAGAAAATGGATCAGGCACGGTAGCATTAGATAACTTTATGGCTTTCTATTCTATGGGTGACATAGGAAATGATGCGACAGTGACTGGAAATATGTATCACTTCTATGCAAATGACAACTCAAACAATCCTACAGGAAACACATACAGTTTCTATCAAGAGGATCTAACAGACAGATTAAGGATTGGTAAGTTAGAAACATACAGTGAAAAAATAGAATCTTTGACTTCAAGTTCAACTATCACTGTTGATACTACAGGAGCACCGTTCTTCACTGTTACATTGGCAACCAACACTCAATTCGTATTGACAGGTATGATTGCTGGACAAACGGTCCAAATAAAAATTACACAAGACGGAACAGGATCACATACTGCAAGTTTCGGAACTGCTGATTCAACGGCAGTGAAGTTTGCGGGAGGCACACCGACATTATCAACGGCGGCCAACGCTATTGACGTCGTATCTGTGTTCTACGATGGGACAGATTACATAGGTAACATAGCAAAAGCATTTGCGGCTTAACAAGGAGATATTATGCCATTAGGATTTGCAAAATCGATTTTGACAACAGCGGCGGCATCTGCATCTGCCAGCACAATAGATTTCGTCACAGTCAATGGCGGATCAAGTCCAACACTCGACACATCAAACAAGAAGATTGGCGCAGGCTCATTCAACTTCAATGGTTCAAACCAAGGACTGGAACTGGACTACGACAGGGTCAGGTTGGCAGGCACCGATCCCTGGACCTGTGAATTCTGGGTCCAACCAACCAGTGGTCCAAACTACGCACATATGGCAGGACACTGGACAGGTCCCACAGCAGACAGGAGTTGGTCTTTCGGTAGGCGAAGTAGCGGTCAATATTTCTTCAATCACACCAACGGCAGTGGCTCGGCCCAAAGCACACAGGCAGGAAGCATACCCCAAAATCAATTTACATACCTAAGTGCCACATACACAGGATCAGTGGTCTACATACACGTCGGTGGCAGTCTTGGAAGCACCATAACGATATCAGGTGGTTTCAACGCACCTGCGTCTGGCGTCAACTTCACAGTAGGCGTGATGAGCAACCTCGGTGATGACTTTGTGGGACAGATAGATGCCTTCAGGCTCAGCAAGATAGCCAGATACGGCTCCGGCAGTTATACGCCACCAACATCGGCACTGACTTCGGACTCCGACACACTTAACCTGACGCACTTTGATTCAGATCTGACCAATGACGCAACTTTCACGGGAAATTATGGAGTATAGAATATGCTAGAAAACATACAAGACATCGACCTTTACACTTGCAAATATTTGATCTGGAAGAACCAGATCAACAACTTCACAGAAGCACAGACGTTCGCCAGGAACTATTTCAAAGGTTGTCCTGAGACATACACTGACGCACAGATAGATGACGCCACGACTGACACCAACACAGACTTCCTGAATTGGTTGATATCTGATCTTGAATGTCATCTTACCCTTAACGCGGATCTTAAAACATCAGTTGAAACCTTGCTAGGCTAATGATCAAAAACACCGGCGGACACAATCATAAAGGACACGTCAGCGAATTCTTGCTTGATCTATTCAAGCGTATGGGCTGTAAGTCGTTGTTAGATGTGGGCTGTGGCGTTGGTCATAACGTGGCACTCGCAAGGGAGAAGTTTGGTTATGAAGCATACGGCATCGAGGGTGATGCTGACGTGTTTGAAAAACCATTATGTAGTAATATATTCAAACACGACTTTGAGAGAGATGGCACATTTACTGATGATGCTTTACCACGAAATATAGATCTTGTGTGGAGCGTGAGCGTCAGCGAACACATTGAACAAGACAAAGTGCTTGATTACCTAGACGTGTTTAAACGTGGCAGATATGTGGTGTTCACTTGGTGTCCACTGGACTACCAAGGCTATCATCACGTCAACTGCCAAGAAGCACCATACTGGATTGACAAGTTCAGATCTATTGGGTTTGACATAGACCAATCAATGACCAAAGTGATCAAAGAGAGATCAGATCTAGTGATGGTGAAATCTGCGTATTGGAGAGACAGCAGTTTCAATCAGAAACGTGTGCCCAAGATGTATCTTAATCAATGGGGACTGTGTTTCAAAAAACAGATAAAAGCAACAACATAGGTGTAATATTAATTAAAATGACAGACTATTACACACGGATTACACAGGCTTCTAATAAATACTAATGTAATATTACAACAAAGGAGAAACAACGATGAGTGCGGCTTCAAATTATTTAGAAGACAAATTATTAGATCACGTTCTTAATTTTGGGAACGGTTCTTTGACAGTTGGTTCCGGAAGAGGCTTTGCGGCTCCGGCCACTGTGTATGTGGCATTGTTCGCAGATTCAGGATCAGGTGTAGCGGCGGCACTGGAGTCAAACACTTCAGGCACGGACGCAACATCAAAGTTCGGATACTACGAAATAAACAACGGTTCATACGCAAGACAAACGATAACATTTGCAAACGCAGGTGCTTCGACTACAGGAACTATCAGTTCAAACGCAACTGTGTCATTCCCAGTAGCGACGGCAAACTATCAGACAGCAGGTTCAACAGGAAACGTTGTGACTCACCTGGCTTTGATGGATGCTTCTACAAGTGGTAATGTTTTGTTCTACGGTGCATTGACAACTAACAAAACGGTTTCATCTGGAGACCAATTCACAATCAGTTCAGGCAATTTATCTATCAGTCTTGCTTAATAAAGGAGGGTAACTCCTGTGAGCACAACCAGAGTCAATAGATATACTACCACTGATACCAGTTATTCATTATCCCCGACTGTTCAATCTACGAACACGGATCGACCTGGTTTTAGTTCAGGCAATAGGAAACTATGGACTTTAAATGCCAACGGCACAAATAGCGTCACATTAACTCAGACTTATTCTCCATCAAGTAATCTTTTTCCTGTATCAGGTGGATCTATCATTGGATTGGGAGAGAACAGCAGTGATCCTGCATTAAAATCACATTTAGGAATACCTTCAACCAGATGTAAGGCAGTCTATACAGGTGCTTCTACGGTAACCATCAGTGCTTCAACATTGAACAATAGATATGATGTTGAAACTTCTTATTTCACAGAAACACTCGATGGTGTGTATGTTTCTAATACAAGATGGAACCAAACATTAAATGGTAGCACGACAGTAATTAATAATAGTAATAGAGGACTTCCAACTTCCCACACTTTTAGTTCAAGAACATTAACAAATTCAGGTAGTGATATCACAATGATATCTGCCGACCAGCAACAGATATTAGGTGGTAACAATAAATCAACCGTCAATATTTCAGTTGCTTTTGATGGTAGCACAAGTGAATCATTCACACACACTCACACATCAACAGGAACACTTATAAGGACCTGGGAGGGTGACAATCACGTTATTGACGGAGAGGGCGGTGACAATGATCCAAATCTACAGGTAGCATTTACGTTTCCAGATGTGCTACCAGCGATGCAAAGGTTCGGAGAAGCATCTTCGACTGCGACATTTACGACCACTGAAGCAAGTATCAACAAAAAGTTTGCCACAGCGGACCTTACAACAACAAGTTCGTTATCTGTAACACCAAAATATATTGCTGATACCACAAAAACACTTGCGGTCACAACAGAAGTTTTATCTTCAACTGACAACCTTGTTAAACTGGTTGCACAAACACTCCCATCTGCATTTGCATTCACAGTTACCGACACATTGAAAACTGATGCAGAAACTACGGAAAGCAGTTCAGCAAACGTTTCATCCACAGGTAACTTAATATTTGACATAGCAGGTGATTACACTTGGGACAACGTTGCGGGCATTGCCGGTGCCAGTGATTATGAATGGGATGCCAGAGACAGTTGGGCATTATGGGATGATGATGAATGGGGTGACAATCCAGAACAATGGGACAACTGGGATCTTAACCTTTGGGCAAGACCATATAACATAATATTATCAGCATCAACGACGGAAACAGTTAGTTTCAAACGAGCAGGTTTGGCCAGCCTAAACGTTACTACAACATTAAGCGAAGATGCCGCATTGAATCAACCAGCCGCGGCAAACTTGTCAGATGGCTTTACTACATCATTTACAGCAAGAGGTATAATTGATGCCGAGGCAAGTCTGACAGGTGCATTCAGTCCAACATTAACAGACACAGTAATATTCGATCAACCATCAACACTTACAATAACAGGTGCTTTTACTCCTGTATTGACAGCCAACGCAACATTAAGTGGAGAGACTGCTTTAAGTGTAAGTTCAGCATTCAGCATAACCCCTACACACAAAAGAGGTCCTTTCCAATTGGTGCTGACGTCTGCATTCACACAACCAGACACCATACCATCAAGAAAATTAGGACCTTTCCAATTAGTTCTGCCTGCATTGGCAAGCAAATTGATAGAAGGAAGACTATTCTTTTCAACTGATGCTTACAATGTTATTACTGTTCCTGCAGAAACAAACACCATTACTTTACCTGCAGAAACACGCATAACTGCGATTGATCAAGAAAATAGAGTAAATAAAGTTGTTGCAGAAACAAGGACACATATGGTATCACAAGAAACAAGGAGACACAAATTGAGAATACCTCCAGTATCAGATAGATTTACAATACCTAAACAGAGGGCAGAAGCATAATGGCAAACTTAACTGGATTTAGATCCGACCGAGATGGACTCTTTGCGGTTAAAGACCCCGCATCAAATATCCAATACGGTTTGGACTTCACAGATTATCTAAACGCAGGTGATAGTGTTTCATCAGCAACAGTGGCAATAAGCACAGTCAGTGGAGATTCATCTCCTTTGGCATTGCCTACAAATCCAGCCACTGATGTTACAATCACAGGCGGAACATTGGTCAATATAAGAGTGCATAATGGTAGCCTACAAAATGTTTATACAATCAAGGTGACGATTGTGACATCACAGGGTGACACTGATGCAAGAAGTTTTAGGGTGATTGTGCAGGAGAAAAAATTATAATGGCAAAAGCAAGAACATACAAATTAGACAAGGATATGATAGAGCGACTTGCTTCTATTATGTGTTCTTACGAAGAGATTGCTTTGGTTCTTAACACCAGTGTTGATAACCTTAAGAAACGTTACACAGACATAATCGAGAGAGGCAGAGCAGAAGGTAAAAAAGGATTGAGAAGGGCACAATATGAAAAGGCAGTCAAAGACAAAGACGTCCGTATGTTAATCTTTCTTGGCAAGCAGTATCTTTCACAGCAGGATTCACCAAGTGAAACTGAAAGCAATGATCCTTTACCTTGGCCTGAAGATGCATAATGAAATTATCTGCACCGCAGAAAACAGTTGCTGAACATCCAGCACGATTCAAAGTTTTAGTCACAGGAAGAAGATTTGGCAAGACCACACTTGCTATCAGACAACTTTGTTACTTCGCAAGGAATCCTGAGAAACTGTGTTGGTATGTGGCACCATCATACAGACAAGCAAAACAAACGGTATGGTTGCAGATCAAAAAAGTATTGAATGATCTAAACTGGATCAGAAAAATCAACGAAGCAGAACTTACAATATTCCTACGTAATGGTTCAAGGATATGTTTGCGAGGTGCTGACAATCCCCAAAGTTTAAGAGGAGTTGGACTGGATTATTTGGTAATTGACGAAGCGGCTGACATAGACGAGTATGCCTGGAATGAAGTATTGCGTCCAACACTATCAGACACGGGGGGACACGTTTTCTTCACCGGAACACCACGTGGATTGAATTGGTTCCACGACCTTTATCAACAGGGACAGAAGACCACGGATGACAGTTGGCAGAGTTGGCAATTCACAACAATAGATGGTGGATGGGTGCCTGACGCTGAGATAGAACAAGCAAAGAAAGATTTAGATGCCAAAACATTTAGGCAAGAGTATGAAGCAACATTTGAGACATACTCAGGAATAATCTATTATGGGTTTGACATCAAGCACAATGTTAAGAACATAGAACTACCAGATGACATCACGGCACTACACATTGGCATTGACTTCAACTTGAATCCAATGTCCGCTTCAGTGTCTTACATCAGGAATGATATAGTTTATGTTTTTGATGAAATACAGATATGGAGTTCAAACACAGATGAACTTGCTGAAGAGATCCATAGAAGGTATCCTGGTAAAAAAATATTTGCATATCCCGATCCTGCCGCACGACAGAGACGAACCAGTTCCGCAAGAAGGACGGATGCTTCCATACTCCAGAACGCAGGCTTCATTGTCAAGATGCCAAGCAGGCATATGAGTATCAGAGACAGGATCAATTGTGTCAATAGTAAGTTGTGTAATGCCTTGGGCATTAGAGGGGTTATAATAGACCCTAAAGCAAAGAACTCAATAAATAGTTTAATAAGACACACATACAAAGCAGGAACTAACTTGCCGACAAAGGATGAAGGATGGGATCATTTAAACGACAGTTTAGGATATTTGATAAGTTTTCTTTATCCAATAGTCAAGAACAGAGAACAAGTAGAACCACAGAGATTCAATTTTCAAACAGGAGTGATGAATGCCAGATTATAGTTTAACCAACACAATGACAAACTACGGGACTCCAAACTTTGATGGTATTCCATTGCACGATGAGTATGTGAATTACATCAACAGATGGAACTTCTTAGAAAGATCATACAGCGGTGGTGCCCAATACAGAATGGGAAATTATCTAACCAAGTATGTTATGGAGAACTCATCTGAATACGTAGGTAGGATAGCACAGACACCTTTAGATAATCATTGCAAGTCTATAATACACATCTACAACAGTTTCCTATTTAGAAATGATCCTAAGAGAATGTTTGGCAATATGGACGGTATGCCTGAGATAGAAGCATTCCTTAAAGACGCTGATTTGGAAGGCAGAGATTTCAATCAGTTTATGAGAGACGTCAATATACAGTCAAGCATCTATGGACACTCACTAATTTTAGTAGATAAGCCTAACACACAGGCAGGCACAAGAGCAGAAGAATTACAACAAGGTCTAAGACCT